TGAAACAATTATCGGAGCACCAAGTTAACAAAAGCCTAACGCAAGTTATGCCAGTCGTGAGGCAGTATCGCGACGACTTAAACAAAGTGCTTGAGGCTTTTGAGGCAACGCACGATGATAAGGAGGCGATTGAATCAAAGCAATATCAGGCACTGATCGTGGCGCATTACCACCTCGACAAAATAATCACAAGTGTAAACAATAAACTAAACAACAGTAACAAATGAAAGATTCAGCAATTTCAAAGCGCATAATCGTATCTCGCGACACACGCACGTTTATTATGAACGCCTTTAAGTGTAAGGAAAAAGCAGTGTGGGCTGCGCTTAACTTTCATACCGACTCCCCACTTGCTCAGCGCATAAGGAGCCTTGCACTACAGCGCGGAGGTGTGCTGGTTGATGGCAACACTCCGAAGGCGGAGCCGGTATATGACACCGCCAACCACACAATGATGCAATCCATAAGCGACAGTGTTGTTATAGTTGTCAACTTTACGGATGGCACTGCATGCTTGCTGGATTCCGGCAAAGTGGTGGACAAGCTGATCACTCCCTCCATCGAGGATTTTATGCAGATGCAGCAACGTGCTCAAAAATTGGCCGAATCGCATAATTAAATCAATTACGGGGGGGGGGTAGCAATGGAATACTACAACAATAAAATGTGTGTAACATTTGACGAGCTTGTGTCTACTGAAGGTGGTGCGCCTGTCATAAACCGCAAGGCTTTGTCTATGATGTTATACCGCAATCCCAACCTTCGCGTCAGCCGTGGCGGTGGCCTCGACAAATATGCTCGTATAGACTATTACGCGCTCCGAGAAAGCTACAGAAAGCGTTTTGAGGCCAAGTATGGCGACCCCTCAAAAATGCTCCGCGAAATGCAGCTTAAGGAGGAGTTAAAGGTCAAAATCGACAACGAGGCCCGGGAGTGGTATGAGGAGTATCGCTATGTAAAGGATGGCGAAATGAAGCCGCTGACCGACAAAATGATAAGCGAATACACCATCAATGCCTCGGTACTCAACCGTCTGTCGGAAATCATGACCCAGCGCGCGACCTTTAGGCAGTCGCGACGCGGCAGCACTGCCGGCATGTGGCAAACGATTACAGATACATACGAGCGCATGCGCGATGTGTATAATCACACCCTCCCCGGAAGTATTGGGCGCCTACGGGCCAAGATGGCCGATTACAAGCGCGACGGCTATGTGGCATTGGTCAGCAAAAAGATAGGCAACAGCAACACTACCATCATCAACGAGGAGGCAGGGCGACTGCTTGTCGCGCTTAAACGCTCGGCGATGCCGGTATACAACGACTCGCAGATTTTTGACGAGTACAACCGCCGAGCCGAAGCCAAGGGTTGGAAAAAGTTGCGTAGCGTGCGCTCCATCACCGACTATCTCAAGCGTCCAGAGGTGGAACCGCTTTGGTACGATGCCGTGCATGGCGAGCTCAAGGCGCACCAGCGCTACAGCAGGAAGAACGTGACCATGCTGCCTACGATGCGCGACTCGTTATGGTATGGCGATGGCACCAAGCTGAACCTCTACTACAAGGAGTATGTAAAAGGGCGCGGATGGATCGCCAAGACCACACAGGTGTATGAGGTAATCGATGCCTATTCGGAGGTTTTGTTGGGGTATCACATCTCGGATCGAGAAGACTACGAAGCCCAATACAATGCCTACCGCATGGCCATACAAGTTGCAGGCCACAAGCCTTACGAGCTTGTGCATGACAATCAGGGCGGTCACAAAAAGATAGGTGATTTTTTGGATAAGTTAGTCAGCCATGTACACCGTCCTACTGCTCCTTATAGTGGTCAATCTAAGACGATTGAGAGCGTGTTCGGACGCTTCCAGCAGCAAGTCCTGCACAAGGATTGGCGATTCACAGGCCAAAACATCACAGCCAAAAAGTCAACAAGTCGCCCAAACCTCGAGCGGATCGCGGCCAATGTCGACAACCTGTACACGCTTGAGGAGCTCAAGGCAGCCTACTCAAAAGCGCGCAAGGAATGGAATGAGTCAGAGCATTATGCGACAGGGTTAAGCCGCATGGAGATGTATCAGTCGAGCGTCAACCCCGACACTCAGGAGGTGACCTTGCAAGATATGGTCGATATGTTTTGGATTGAAAAGTCACGGCTTGTCACCTATACCGACAGCGGCATAGAAATCACGGTCGACAGGCATAAATACCACTATGAAGTGCTGACTGCAGTCGGTGAGCCCGACCACGCGTTTTTACGAAGCAACTACGGTCGTCGCTTTGTCGTCAAATACGATCCCAACGACCCTGAGGAGGTGCGGTTGTATACCAAGGATGCCGGCGGTGGTTTGAGGTTTGCCCGCGTCGCGTCGACCTACAGGGGTGTACACCGAGCCATGCAGGATCAAACATCGGAAGAGCGCTCACGCATCGTGGCCAATGTCGAAGCAAACAGGCAGGACCGCATCGAGCGGCAAATTGCCGCCCGCGCCATCGAGGAGGAGTTTGGTGTGACACCCGAACAGCAGGGACTTAACAGGCCAAAAATGGTTGCCATGCCGAAGCGAAAAGACTGCGAAGCGGAAATCGAAAAACAGCTGCGGCGACGGCGCAAGAAGTATGCCGGCAATATTGAAAGTCTATCGCCCGGACTTGTCGGCAAAGAAATCAGCAACAAGCTGTGGGAAGAGTTGCCCGACTACTCAGGCGGCGTAAAGATAGATAAGCTGAAATCAATGAGAAAATTAGGTTAAACGTAAAATATTGATTAATAATGAAAAGTAACGAAAAATCAGCCATAATCGAGGCTCTAAAGAAATACATAGCACGCTACCCATCACAGGCACGCGCAGCGGAAAGCCTGAAAGGCGTGTCAGCTGCAACACTGAGCCAGATGCTCAACGGCAAACACGACAGCATCAGCGCCGAAATGTGGCGCTCGGTTGCCTCCCAGGTGGCCGCGTCGACCACCGGAACCGGTTGGCAAATAGTAGAGACCGGCGCATTTAAGGAGGTCAACATGGCGCTCGCTGACGCTCAGGATTATCGTCGCGTAAGATGGATCGTCGGCGATGCCGGATGTGGCAAAACGACGGCGGCCACGGTGTATGCAAACAACAATCGCGAGGTGTTCAAAGTGTTGTGTGACGAGGACATGCGCAAAGGTGACTTTGTGCGTGAGATTGCCCGCGTGATGGGCTTTAAGACAAAGGGCATGCGTATACGCGACATACTAAACGCCTCCATCGACAGGCTTATGGAAATGGAAAGCCCGTTGTTGATTTTTGACGAGGGCGACAAGTTGAATGATAATGTATTTCACTACTTCATAAACATTTACAATCGATTGGAGGGTAGCTGCGGCATTGTATTTATGTCGACATCATACATAGAGCAGCGCATCGAGCGCGGCGTGAACGGCAACCGCAAGGGCTATAATGAGATTTACTCCAGGATTGGACGAAAATTTTTTGAACTTGAGCCGACATCGCCGGAGGATGTGATTGCATTGTGTCAGGCAAACGGCCTGACCGAGCGCAAAGGCATATCAGAGGTAATTAGGTCGACCGAAAAATCAGACTTTGACCTCCGCTGTGTAAAGGGTGCAATCCATCGCGAAAAACGATTGATGAAGCAAGATTAACCATCGATTAAATACTATTTAAACACCAATCAGAGAGATGGCAAAGAAATTAAAACGAGCATATTCTCCCTCGGAAATCGAGGGGTTGAAAAAGAAAAGACTTGAATTTACGGGCGAATGGGAGCGCGTGTTCGGGCACCCGGAAATGCAAGGCGTATGGTTTGTGTGGGGTGCGTCCGGAAATGGCAAGACAAGTTTTGTTATGCAGCTATGCAAGGAGCTTGCGAGATTCGGCAAGGTTGTGTATGACTCCCTCGAGGAGGGAGTGTCACAATCAATGGTCAACACCATCAAGAGGCACGGCATGACGGATGTTAACCGTCGTTTCGTAATCCTTGACGGCGAAAAAATAGAAAGCCTTGAGGAACGCATGAAAAGGCCTCGCAGCGCCCAATTTTGGATAATTGATAGCTTCCAATACACCGGCTTTAACGCGAGTCAATACCTTGATTTCGTTGAGCGTCACCCCAAGAAGTTGATAGTTTTTGTGAGCCAGGCCGACGGCAACAAGCCGAAAGGACGCACTGCCGAGGGCGCAATGTATGACGCATCGCAAAAAATCCACATCAAGGGATTCCGTGCCTATAATAATGGCCGCAGCGGCGAGGTTGGCGATTACTACACTATATACGCCGAGGGTGCCCGGAAGTATTGGGGTGGTCAAGGCGATGAGATTAAGAATGGAGAGTTAAATGAATCAAACAATTAAAATAGAGTGAATTATGGTCAAAATGTTAGCATTACAGCAACGCAAGCTCAAGAGTTGCAGCGAAGAGGTGATTGAAGAGAATGTTTATGTGAGTGTGGACGATGTTGTCATAGTTGCTCACTCGATGGATTTTCATGAAAATCCAACAAAAGTAACATTGCGCAACGGCATGGAGCTGTATGTTGCCGAGCCTGCCCGGCAAGTGGCGGCATGGGTTAACAGCTACGCAATAAGCAATAAATAGTCATGGCAAGATTGAAATATGACACATACGGCGTGCATGATAAGCCGATGTGGATGCTAAAGCTGCAATGTGCGTTGATGCAGGAATTTGGCGGTTATGACATCGCTCCCGAGCGCATCAACGATGTGTTTGACATGGCAAAAGCAGAAGTGCAAAAACTGTACGACACGCGCGACATCATACGCAGCGTCGTGACTGTCGAGGCTACCGAGTGGCAGGGTGATATCACCGTCGAGATTGTGCGCAATGGCAAGATGGTGCAACGTTATTACATGGCATTATGAGCGAGCAAAGTTTAATGGAGAGGATTGCCGTAAACAAGGTGTTTATCGAGCAATTTGCCCGGATGGAATTACCAATTGTCGACGGCAACCTGTCGCGTCATCGCGTCGAGGTAGTGGTGCCCGTGCGTCAAGGCTGCTACTGCGCTATAACGATTGCACGCACGGCCAAGGGCTATCATGTCGGCTATCATGCAGACTCGCCAACATCGGGCGCTATATGTGGCCTGTACGACAACCGTCACATAGCGCCCGACAAAGTGTCGGCCTTTTTGGAGGGTGTCGAGATGCTGCGCAACGATAAGATGCGTTTCGGGCTGCTTTTCGGCCCGGCACTTGACAACGCCGTCCATGAGTTATTTAAAAATACGCATAAACAATTGGAGTTATTTTAGTTATGAGAGACTTAACCGAAAGCGAAAAGACAACGGCGGCATGGCTCGCCGGTGAGATATACAACGCCATGGACGGGTTGCCTACGGCAGACGACGGAGGCGTAATGATAACCTGTGCCAACGGCAAGACTATCTATGTGGATGCTAATGATATGGATAACGTTAATACACTTAAGGAGTTATGGGAGGAAGAATAGATAATTTCGGGCGCTTTTACGCGTCGTTCAATCGCCTTACAATCCCCTGCGACAAGGAGGAGTATAAAAAGGTGCTGGTGTTGCAATACACCAATGACCGCACTGATAGCCTCCGCGAAATGCGCCCTGTCGAATACATCGCCCTGTGCAAGAGCATCGAGGAGCTTGCCGGTTACGACAAGGAGTTGAAAGCGCAGCGCAGCTCATGCCTCAAGCTCATGCAGGAACTCGGCGTCGACACCACCGATTGGGCAGAAATCAATGACTTTTGCCGCAATGCACGCATTGCAAAGATGCCCTTCGGACGCATAAGCCTTGACGGGCTCAAGGACCTACGCAAGCGGCTATATGTGCTAAAGACAAAAGGGTGGCGACGCAGCAGCGTCAAGACACCAATATACATGCTTAACCTCGCCGGGGTGCTCGGCAAGGCGTAAAATTAAATAAAACAACCATCAAAAAACAATATGATCATGACTAAACGAGCTAAAAAAACAATCATTACAGGCGTGTCAAAGGACATCGCCGAGGAGGCTTTTGCGACATACGCAAAGGCGGATGCCGAAAAGGCGAAAATTACAGCCGAAATCGAACTACAGTGCTCGCGCATACGCGAGCGTCATCAAGAGCGACTGTCGCAATTGCAGACAACGCAGGAGGAGGCATTTGCAACCTTACAGGCGTTTGCGACCGAAAATCAGGCCGAGTTGTTTGCCAAAAAGAAGAGTCTCGAAATGGTGCACGGTACCATCGGATTTCGCACAGGCACCCCGAAGCTAAAGACACTGAAAGGCTTTACATGGGCAAGTGCTCTACAGCTTGTAAAGGAATTTTTACCCGGGCACATCCGCTCAACAGAAGAGATTGCAAAGGATAAATTGCTCGCCGACAGGGACGATGAACAGGTGGCCGCCAACCTTGCGCGTTGCGGAATCGTTGTGGCGCAGGATGAGACTTTTTTTGTTGAACCTAAAAAGGAGATGAGCGACGATGGAAAATAATGACAGCAAAGATACATGGGGTGGAATCAGCGCCGAGGGCGGCTACATCTATAGGACAGACAGTGTACTTGCCGGCGAGCTGTCGCCATCGCCCGAGTGCTCACCCGAATGGCCTCACGGCAAGATAGAGAGCACCAAGTTGGCGGTATGTCGGGCATGCGGCGGCGTAGGCTTTCAGCGCCGGGGCCGCATGGAAATCATGTGCCGCCAATGTGAGGGCACAGGAAGAGTGAGAGTGTTTACAATTGTCGCACCCTATCGTCCGGGAAAGGAGTCATGAAGATATATAAGGTAGTGTTTACGCTGCGCACCCCCGGTGGGCGCAGCACGACAATAACCGGGCTTTACTCCCCAGACGAGGCAAAGAAAGCGACGCAACAGGAAATGAAAGAGGAAGTTACGAAATACATCCAAAACAAAGTTGCATCACACCCTCAATTATCGCAGTCATGGGTCAAGCTTAAGGAATTTATAAAAGCTGACATTGACTTTGTGTACAACGCAGCGACCAACAAGGCCGAATAGATTAAAAATCCGCTGAAAATTGATGATTCAGCGGATTTTTTTTAATTTTGTGTAAATCGTAAAACACAATGGCCAATCAACTATCCTTTGATTTTTTTGAGCTCCCGGAAATCAAGCCGGCACTCCATCGTCGCATCACTCGCTCATACGGCAAGGGCGACGACAGCATCATAACCAGGAGTGACAGATTGGCCAAGCGTAACCGCACCATGGTGGCCCGGTACTATTATTGGGCGGAGTTAAAGCGTCGACGATTTGACGATACAATAAAAATTCTTGCCGACAACGAGTTTTTTATCGACGACCGCACTGTTAGCAACATCTTGATCGATTACGATGATTACCTTCGCGAGTTGCTGAGCACCAACGCCACACGCGCAAAGCTACGCGACCAATACCCCGGTTGGAGTTGGGCCTAATCAATCGGCAAACATTGTCTCATACACCATCACAAACATCCTCAAGTCGCTGCGTCGCTCCGGACGCACACTCAAGCGGCGAAGCTTGCCGAACATGCCGTTGCCATCCCACCATTGCAAGGCTTTGTGTATTGCCTGTAATGTCCTGTAGTCGCCCATGGAGCGCGAGCGCACGGCACGCGGTGCTGCGGTGTTGGTGCTGCCGAGCCGCTTAAAGGCCACGCGCAGCGTTATCTGACCGCGCACCCTCTGGAGCGCATCCTTATAATCGTCGCACTGTACATATGCCATGTCGGCCAAGCAACACGGGAATGCCACGGCAGGACGCTCAGGCGAGTTAAGCTGCCCCTCGTCAACATCTACCCATTGCAGTTCCGGGACCAATGCCTCGAGTCTATCCATGATTACGGTTAAAATCTCTCCATCCATAATTGATTATTTACGTTTGTTTAAAATTGCCTGTATACGAGCCTCGATGCGCTCGCGCAAGCGGTCATTAAGCTCGCGGGCCTCACCCATAAAGCGGCGTTGCACGATGTCGACGATGCGCACATGGCTGCGCACGGTGTGAGGCTTGCCCTTGCGACTGATACGCGTATGCGCCGGAACTGTTATCGGACCTTTGTATCCCTCGTTGTGGGTCTTGGCATAGGCCACATGGTCGTTGCCGGCAGATATGACTACGCGCTCCGGCGACACAACGGTAGGTCGGATGCTGTTGACGAGTTGCGAGGTGTCGACAAGCAGGGAGCCTGTTGTCTTCGGCACCTTGGCAGGTTGCCAATTTTGGCCGTCGAATCCCTTGCGCGTAAAGGATTCCTTAAAATATTCCATAGCGGTCTCCGCTGCGATTTCGGCGAAATCGGCGGCTATACTGTCGGGCAACCGCTCAAGATAATCGTTAAATTGCTCAGGTGACATTGTTGTTTGATTTTAAAGTGTTATATTTGTGGTGCCCGTGGCTGTCCCGTAAAATGACCTGACCTGTAGGTGGCGGCGGCATATCTATACTGCTATAAATCATGCAACGGATGGCTGCGGGAAACCTACTTCTTTTTGACTAATATGCCCGCCCTCTTTGCTCTCGGAGCGCGTAAATCATACCATGACTTAAAGGCCATGGATTGCTTCTCGATTTTGCACACACAAGCAATGGCAATGCTTTTGTAATACTTAATCATCAGCCAATTATTGAGTCTTGATTCCCCATCCTGTGTATCTTTGTCTTCTTGAGCAAGCCATACCTCGTCGGGGTCTGTCATTATCTCATCGATGCAGGACAAATAAGCCGTGCGGAATGCTCTTTTTTTCTTTTTGTTGCTTGTATGGAAGTCGTAATCTTTTCGATTCATATACCATGTCCTGCCGGCATAATCCTGTACAGGCAATAATTTTTGGCCTTTAATCTCCACGCATCGAGTGTTCCAGTAGGTGTCGGCATCTCCTTCGTATTCTTTGAGTTTCGGCCTATCGCCATTTATCAGCTTTTTAAACGACGACTCTACTCCCCATGTCGCAGGGGCAACCTCGCCCATTATCTTGTGCGCAACGGTGGGGAACTTTTTTATGTACATCTGATTTGCCGTAAAAATCTCGCTGCGCTTGCCTCGATTGACATCCCAATGCTGTGCCTTGGCCTTTGCCCACTCGGCGCTATCCATAAAGTTGTCGACGGCAGACTTTGACTCCTCAAGTAGCTCCGTAGTGACCTCATGGCTCATAACACCCGCCACTCGGCAACGACAGTTCCAATCGTTCGGCGGCCAGATTTTATCCCACCGGGCGTCCTTATGGGGCAGTACTACACCATTCAGTGCTGCATGGTCAGGGCGCACCCTATCGTCGCCAACTGTTACATATTTCCAATATGGAAAAAGGTTGACTTTTTGAGATAAGCGGCGATAATTGGACGCTGATTCGGCGGCGAGAATCGCCGTGTCATACTCTGTTTTTTGCCAACGCGTGTTAAAAGTGTCGCACACCTTATCGGCACGCTTACGGAAGTCGTCATATGTCTTTGCGTCGCGCAACGCCTGATTAAGTTGCCGCACCTCGGCCAAGGTCTTTGAGGCCGAAAAGTGATAGATGTTTTGCTCGAGAGCGGTTACAAATGCGTCGTCGGTTGTAGAGTAGTCATAATCAACGTTGTTTATGCGATGATTAAACACCGTGTAAATGCCCTTTAAAAGGTCGTTGGAGATATAATAAAATAGCTCCGCATCAAACTTTTTGCTCTCGCCGGTGGCCACGCGCTTAATCACTCTGTCATTGATGGTGTCGTCACTCAATGTCATGGGGGATGTTCCATCGGATGCCCCCTTGCCGGGGGCTGATGCGAAAAAATCCCTCAAGCGGCGCATGATGCCCGTATCGGCATTTTTGACCGATTTTTCGCCGTCATCGTCGTCGGTGTCGTCGTCATCAGCGTCGAGGTCAAGCTGCATGGGTGCCGATTGATGCTGTCGGCGGGCAATAGGCTCACCATCTTCGGGCGCCGGAATCGAGTATTTTTCCCGGAGGTGACTTTGCGGTATCTCCATTATATCCGACAACTGTACAATCTCATTAACGGTTAACGGCTCGGCTGACTTGGGGAAAACGAAATGGCCGTCGGCGACGGGAAAGCCTCGATGCTCAAGGATGGGGATTACATGCTGATTGAGCACCCTCTGGACAAATCGCAAGTCGGACCTGTTTTTAGCATCCTCGACCTCCCGGTGCACCTCGCCCAATGAACGCGCACCGCGCTCCCCGGACACGGCGGTGAGCGTCTGACCGCTTACCGTTATAAGTATCTCCTCGTTACATGCCTGTCGGAACTCATTAAAGGAAGAGCCGTTGCTTGAGCTTGTGTCGTGCATCTCTACTTCGGCCTCTTTTGGTATGACTACATAGGGTGCGCCTCCGGCGTGCTCAAAAGCATCCTCAAGCAGCTTGCGACTCTCAGGGTCAAATGTGTTATACTTACCAATGCGCTGCGGCTGGCCGAATAGCTCCACCCATTGCGACCAGTCGCCGAAGCCTCCGCGCTTGTAGATGGCATAAGGTGCTGTCTTGAGTAGGAGCCCGAAGTCGCGCTCCTTGCCCAGAATGAGGATGTTGTCGGCCTCCTCGTAAGGTATACCGGTGTCATCGGAATCATTAATCAGGATGCACTTATTTTTAAGGCTGATATGCTTCGCAGGTATGGGTGTCGTCTCAAGGGTACCCTCGGTGTTAAACATGAGTTCCGCGCCCGAGCGGCCATAGAACTTGCAACGCATAATCTCGACAAGCAAGGCCTCCCACGCCATACTGTCTATGAGTCGCGACATGTCGTCGACCTCCTCGCCGGCGTTGTTTATAAACTTAAGCTCAGAGTTGGTCACAGCGTCGATGCGGCGCTGTACGGCATCACTAAGCACGCCGTCGACCATCAAATCATCAAACAAGTCATAGAGCTGCTTGACGCGTCCGGAATCGGCGCTGCGCAGCGCGGTGCGCCAATCGCCCACATCGTACACCTTGCGAGTTGGAGCCTTGATTATGATGTTTTGCAGCACAATGCCCTGCTGCGCATTATCGCTTTGCTTGCTCTTGGTTGTCTTTTTGCCTTTTGCCATTGCTGTATATATTAGCTAATTAAAAGTGCTGTGTACGTTTTGGGTTGGAGCCGTAGATGTACTCCCCGGCACCGTCGGGCTTGCCGTCGCCGTCCTCGTCAATGATGGGCAGCATCGGCTTGATGTCGCCCTTTTGCCCCTGCCGCAGCCACTGTACCGCCCTATCATAGCGTTTTTGCCGCAAGTCAAGCTCGGTGCCGGCATTGCACAAGTTGACAAAGTGCCACACGGCGATGTCCTTGACAAAGACAAGCAGCAGCGCATTGCGCCCGGTGCCCTCGGCGGCAAAGATTTTATCCCGGTCATAGGCTCCGAGGTAGCCGTAAGCCTCGGCGATGGCCGCATCTATTGCAGCCAAAAGCAGGGTGTCATCATCTCTTGAGATAACCTCTATTTCCTCGCGATAGAGATGTGTCGCGAGCTCCTGTGTCGTTATAAATGCCATGATTAAAAGCGTTTTTTGCTCACTCGCCGTTGACCTATAGTGTAAGACCCGGAAGTGAGCGTTGTTATTTTTTGATTGACTATCCACACGCCGCCCTCTACACAGTCAACGCCGTCGGCAGGTGACTTCATGGCCCGGTTGACGAGTAAAAATTGCTCCTCAAGGCGCCGCATGTGGGGGTTGTCGCGCTCGTCGGCATTGAGGATTAATCGCCCTTGACGGTTAAGTGGCTCAAGGTTACCTTCGATGCGATCAAACTTTTCCGGCTTCTTACGGGTGTCGGGGATTATGCCTATGAAGCCGTTGGTCTTGCCCTTTGCCGTAAACAACGGCATAAACACCTGCTCGTAAAATGGGTCCTGCAACTTGTTATTTTCGATATAATTGTAGACCTGCGTTTTATTATTTACATAGTCCCTTATATAGTAGTACCAATTGACATACTCGTCATTGGTGACATGGTCCAGATAGCCGGTATACACGTAAAAGTTGCCATCATGATATCCGATTAAAAAGACAGCCTTAAACGAGGTGGCCTTATTTTTGGAGTTGGAGGGCGCAGGGTCGCCATAGGCTACGGCAAAGCGCAGCCTAGAGAGCGGAGGGCATTTGCCCCATGTCAACTCCTTAAATGTCTCGCCCTCGGCCAATGGATTGTTGCAATACTCCTGCTGGAAAGCCCGAGTGGACATGGTTTTGATTATTCGGTCGATGTGCGCCTCGCTGTTCTTTTCGGGCCAAGTCGACCGCCCGTGCTTATCTCTTATGTTAATTATATCCCAATTATCCGCACGTTCCCCGGCTAATCTTGTACAGCAATTAAGCGCGATGATGTTGCCGCACCACACGACCAAAAATGGCTCGGACACGGAGCGCGTAGGTAGCAACGCGCTCTCAAACCACTCCCACTTTTTTTTGACGATATCAGGATTGCGGCACTCGGCATCAGTGTCGTAGTCGTCAACCAACACCACATCAGGGCGCACGGCATCTTTGCGCGAGCCACGCGGCGACTCAAGGGCACCGAGCGCCCGAAATGATGCGCCGGTTGTCAGGCAAAATTCCCCGGCTGTCCATTGACCGACCGACCGCAAATCACCATAGTAAGCCTTTAATAGCGAGTTGCTCTCAAAGGATTTACGGTAGGGGTCAAGCAGTCGCTCGGCATTGTCATGGCTGTTAGACGCGAGCAGCACATTGCGCTTTTTACCCGTGCAAACGAGGTGCATGACGCACATAAATGTGATTGTCGACTTAGCAAGCTCACGCGACCAGGACAGCACCTCATACCACTCGGGATTGCCACAAATGCGCCGAATCGCCCGTTTTTGGAACGATGTAAAGGGATACTTGCAAAACTCGGCAAAAAAGAATTTAATCCACTCCACCGGGTCACGCTCTAACTTGTCGAGCATGGCGCGGCGCTGCGCCGGCGTGAGGTCGTCGACCGCCTTATCTCGCAGGAGGGACTTGTAGTACTCCTCCCACTCCTTATATGCCTTTAAGTCATCTATTTTGCCCACTGTATGCGCTCTTTTATATACTCGTTAAAATAACCGCTAAGCTCCTTTGCTTTGTCGAGGTCGCGAGCCTTAAGCCAATCGAGCAGCCCTCGCGACACGTTGTATATGTCGCGCACCGAGGCATCTTGTTCAAGTGCTTCAAGGTCGGCGGTGAGCTTACGCCGGATGTCGGCCTCCGAGGTTGTGGGAAATCGTTTGCCCTCCTCCTTGGCGGCAATCGATTGGTCGAGCTCATTGAGCTGCGACAATGTCGACGCGATGCGCTCCTCGCGTGTCTGCAAGAGGTTTAGCTTTAACCCCTCCCATTCGCGACACCACTTGTTGGCGGTGTTGCGCGACACACCTACGCGCTCGGCGAGCTCTTGTTGTGTCACATTTTCCTTGAGATAGATGAGCTTCGCCCACTCCTTGCGCTGTGCGGTGCTCAGTTGGTCGTTGGTTGTCATTTAAAATGCTTTTAAGTTACGTTCAAAGTTAGCCATTATAATGTGTGCCGTATAATCGCATTGCGCTATTATACATTTGATTCATTGCTGTTTACAATCAAACGTATGTCGCAAAAAAGCGATTTGCGGAAGCTGTTTTAAGCCCCCAATTTTGTACCAAAACCAGTGCAATGACGAAAAATAGAACATTTGTTTTACATGATGAATCTGTCAACACCTACGGATTTCGAATGCTGACCTCGGGGGTTAATCTTGAGGAGTTTCGGAAGAATCCGGTGATGTTGCTTAATCATAACGACTACTCCCTGCCGATTGGGCGATGGGAAAATATACGCATCGAGGGTGGCAAAATCCTCGCCGATGCCGTATTCGATGAAAAGGACGAACGAGCAAGGGAGGTGATGCACAAGGTCGACAATGATTTTGTGCGCATGGCCTCTATAGGCGCATGGCCTCCCGAGGAGAGGAGTGATGCCTACTCCTTGATGTTACCCGGGCAAAAGTACCCCACCGTCACCAAATGGACGGTCAGGGAGGCATCGATTGTAACCATCGGTGCCAATCATAACGCGCTCGCATTTTATGACCGTGACACCCAAAAGCGAATCGACATCACTGACGGCAGCGCACTTGTAAAGCTAATGGACAACTCACCAAAAACATTAAATATGAGTCTTTTAACACAAAAACTTAACCTGCACGACACGGCCAACGAGGCCGAAATCGTGAGCGCGGTGCAAAATCTCATGGATGACAACGCGCGCCTCAAGTCCGAAAACAAGACCCTTACCGACGCCATCGACAAGGCCAATGCCGACCGCGACGCGGCCAACAAGGCCGAGGCCGTGCGACTCGTCGATGCCGCCATCTTAATCGGCAAGCTCGATGCCAAGGCCAAGGAGGCAACCCTTGCAATGTTTGACAAGGATTTTGACAACGCCAAGGCCATGCTTGAGGCAATCCCGGAGCGTCAGAGCATCGCACGCCAAATCAACAGCACCGGTGCCGGCGCAACCAACCTCGCCGACCTCAAGAGCAAAAGCTGGGACGAGTTGGACAAGGCCAACAAGCTCACCGAGCTTAAGGACAAGGCGCCCGAAATCTATGCCGAGAAGTTCAAGGAGCGTTTCGGTGTAGACCCCAAAATTTAAGCTAACAATCTATAAAACATTTAATTATGGCAATACAAAAAGAAATTTGGATGGCGTCTGTTGTCGAAGGGCTGTTTGCCTCAAACAGCTTTTTGTCAAAGGCGTTTAATGCCGACGAATATGTCATCAACGGCAAGGTTGTACACATCCCTCAGGCCGGTGCGCCGTCGGGGGTTAAGAAAAATCGCGACACACTGCCGGCAAGCGTGGCAAAGCGCACCGACACTGATGTGACTTTTGAGCTTGACGAGTACACAACCAACCCCATTTGCATACCCCACGCCGACACCGTAGAATTAAGCTACGACAAGCGCGAGAGCGTGCTGCGTAATGACAAGCTCAAGCTCGCCGACGAGGTGGCGCTGTCGTTTATAGACGCGTGGTCACCTGCTGCCGCCCGATGCGTCGAGACTACCGGTGCCGAGGTTGATGCTTACACCCCATCGGCCACAGGCAAGCGTAAGGGTCTCTGCAAGGCCGATGTGCTCGCGTTGATGACTAAGTTTAACGCCGAGGATATACCGCAGGAGGGTCGTTACCTGCTGCTCGACGCACACATGTACTCACAACTTTTGGCCGACCTGACGCAATCGGAGAATATGGCATTTTTAAATTGCGCCGATGCCGCCAACGGTATTGTCGGCAAGCTCTTTGGCTTTAATGTGATGACTCGCTCTAAGGTTGCCCTGTACGGTGCCGACAAGGCCAAAAAGGCTTGGAGTGCGGAGGGAGCGGCAGCTGACCTCGCCGCAGGTATCGCATGGCACGAGCAGAGCGTGTGCCGCGCCCTTGGAGAGGTTAAGGCTTTTGAAAACGAGGGCGACCCCACCTATTACGGCGACATCTACTCGTTCCTGGTGCGCGCCGGCGGTCGCATCATGCGCTCCGACAGCAAGGGAGTGGTCGCAATCGTTCAGGGCACACCTGCCAAGGCTTAACAGTCAACCGTCATGGCCGAGCTTAAGTATCTCGTAATACACTGTACCGCAACACCCGAGGGGAGAGAGGTCACTGCTGCCGACATACGACGGTGGCACACCTCCCCCTTATCACAGGGTGGCAGGGGTTGGAAACAGGTGGGCTACACCGACATCATCCATCTGGATGGCAAAGTGGAGCGACTTGTCGACAACAACGAGGACGCCAATGTTGACCCATGGGAGGTGACCAACGGCGCCAAGGGTTACAACTCGGTGAGTAGGCACATCGTCTACGCCGGCGGCATGACACGCGACATGGCCAAGGCAAAGGACACGCGCACGCAAGCGCAGCGCGACGCGATGCGTGACTACGTGATCGACTTCCACCGCCGCTTCCCCGGAGTGAGAATCGTCGGCCACAACGAGTTGGCGGCAAAGGCATGCCCGAGCTTTAATGTGCAAAAATGGCTTAGACAAATAGGCATATATCAATGATAACGAGCAATGGAACTCCTTTTAAACCTCCTGACATACAGCCTCCCCGGTGGCTTTTTAGGTAGTGTGTTTGCTTGGCTTGTAGGCCGACGCAGACAAGACAACGACATGCTTGTGCAGCTGCAAAAGTCAATCAACATGCTGTCGGATGAAAATCGAAAAATACTTGACGAAAATATCAAGCTACGCAAGGAGAATGCCAACCTCATAGCCAACCAGGAGGCCATCAAGCAGAACCAAAAGCTCCTCGAGGAGGAGATTAAGCGCCTACGCACGGAAATCATAAAACTAACCTCAAGCAATCAAAAATGAAGACATTTGCAAAACTCATTTTGACGGCATTGTCAGCGATGGCAGCCGTCGCCCTCGTCGGTTGCGGGGCCTCAAAAAACACAACCGAATCAACACATTATGAGCGGGATGACACCACCGAGGTGTACACCGTCGACACCGCCGCACATGGCACCGTAGAGCAGCTTAGCGGCATGTCATATTACGCCATCACGGCGCAGCCAATCGCCGAGGACATTGCCGTTGTCGACATCCCGGTGTCGGCGGTTGCGGAACTGCCCGACGGAGCAAGCTACACCGCATCCGAGGGACGGGCGACGGCGCAGTTGACACGCACAGGTGACAACATAAAGGTCAAGGCCCGGTGTGATTCCGTGGCGCGACTATGCGAGATATACCGCTGTATCGCCCTCGACTACATGTCAGCCAATGACAGCTTGCGCAAGGAGATTACAAAACTCGACGCCAAGCGCCAGCAGTTGCAGGAGGCTCTCAATGAGCAAAAAAAGTCGCCACCCAATTACACTTTGGCGTGGCTGCTTGGCTCGCTTGCAATCCTGTGTGTATGCTTTTTAATCATCTTTTTAAAATCATTTAAACGCAACAAAAATGGCTGAGGCAATTGAGCGCAAAGTGCTTGAGGGCATAAATCTTATACTCTCCATCGGGGGTGCCGCACTTGGCTTTTCGACCACCTGCAAAATCGACACAACCGCCGAATTTGGCACCCGCGTGACTAAGGAGGCGGCCTCCGGCAAGTGGGAGGAGCAGGATCTCAAAAAGTTGAGCGAGAAAATCTCCGCATCCGGATGTGTACTCACCAACGGCGACAGCAATGTGCCCACGTATGACCAACTAAAGGAGATGCAGCTTGCCGGCACCCCAATTGACGGGCAGTACAGCTTGCGCGACGGGGATGAGCGTACGGGCAAGACTGCCGGAGGCTATAAGGGCAAGTATGTAATCACAAGCTTGTCGCTTGAGGGTACCGCCGGAGATGACGCAAAGTACACCGTCGAGTTGAGCAATCACGGTAAGATATCAAAGGTGGGCACCGGCTTGACAGAGGGTGCGGCACCTGTAGATAACAATGCATAAAATCAATAATCATGGCAAAAAAACAACCCGATAAAAAGCCTGTAACAACACTCAACGTGGGTGGCCGCAAGTTGCCGTGTCGCGTCACGATGGGCGCAATGGTGCGCTTTAAGCGTGTCACGGGACACGATGCCTCCAAGCTCGACACTGCCGACATGGAGGAGATGGTGACATTTGTACACTGTTGTGTGGCGTCGGCATGCGCCGCCGAAAAGGTGAGCTTTGACATGTCGATGGAGGAGCTTGCCGACAACCTTGAACCGGATGCGCTCAACGAGTTCTACGGCGGCATGGAGGGCGCGGAATCCGCCGATCTTGAAAAAAAAACGAGCAACCCCCGATAGAGCGGTTGCTTGGCATCGCCGTGGGGTGCATGGGCATGAGCCTCGATGACTTTATGTCATGCACCCCGGCGGAGATGGTCGCCATACACGAGCAATGGCTAAATGATGGCATCGCCCGTGAGCGCACGCAGTGGGAGAGAGCACGCATGATGTGCATGTGTATGCTCCAGCCTTACGCAAAAAACACGCTGTCACCCAGAGATGTCATGGTATTTCCTTGGGAAATCGAGTGTGATGGCGACAAAACAACAACCAACATCAACAACGACAACAATTTGACCCGCGCCGAAATCTTGGCCAAGTTTGAGGAAGTCAAGCTTGCGGCAGGGCTGAAATAATCAACAACGATGGCACAGAGTGTAGACTTTGAGATTAGGCTAAAGACACCCGACGGCAGCGTCCTGCGGAATCTCCGCATGGAAGTTGACGGTCTCGGTAATCTCCTGCGAGGGGTCACTCGCCGCTCCGAGGAGGCGGGCGAGGGTTTACGCAAGATGGCCGCCACCTCTGTGCTGATTGACACCTCCACGCGTGCTATCGAAAACCTCAAGGGCATGGTGTCGGGGCTTGTCGCTCCCTTTGCAAGCTTTGAGCAAGCGATGGCCAAGGCCAACACTATGGCCAACAAGTCAGGCGCGGAGTTTAAAGCCCTTGAGGGACAAATCAAGAGCCTCGGCAACGAGGTGCCTATCCTGCGCGATGAGATTGCCGGAGGCCTCTATCAGGCAATCTCTAATGGAGTCCCTGAAGACAATTGGATTGAGTACCTTGAGAAATCGACCAAGGCAGCCGTAGGCGGCGTTGCTGACCTCGGACAGACGGTCACAGTGACCGCCACCCTCATTAAAAATTACGGCATGTCATGGGATGCTGCCGGCACAATCCAAGACAAGATACAGATGACCGCCAAAAACGGCGTAACATCGTTTGAGCAACTCGCACAGGCGTTGCCGCGAGTCAGTGGCTCGGCCTCTCAGTTGGGCGTGCAGATGAACGAGTTGATGGCTGTGTTTGCGACGAACACCGGCGTGACTGGTAACACTTCGGAGGTCAGCACACAGTTGGCCGCCGTGCTCAACTCTTTGATTAAACCCACCTCGGAGGCGACGGCTGCTGCCGAAGCAATGGGCATAAGATTTGATGCCGCAAGCGTCAAGGCTTGTGGAGGATTCCAAAACTTTTTGGTCGAGTTGGACGCATCGGTGCAGGCCTATGCGGCGAGTTCCGGGCAGCTCGCCGAGACCATTTACGGCCAGCTCTTCGGCAGTGCGGAGGCATTGCGCCTCATAGGCTCGCTAACCGGCGAGCAAAAGGATAAATTTGCCGACAACATAGCCGCGATGGAGGAGAGTGCCGGCACCATCGACGAGGCATACAGCCAAATGTCATCGACTTTTGACGCATCGATGACGCTCATAAAAAACAGGATGGCATCGATGGGCGATTGGGTAGCCTCGGCGGTGTCATTTGCCGCACCGTGGCTGGAGATAGGTGCCAACGTAGGCACCGCCGCCATGAGCATGAGTCAACTGTCAATCATGGCCGGCAAGCTTGTTACGGGTATCAAATCGTTGGAACTCGCGAGCCATGCCGCCGCAGCGGCACAGCATGTGGTGTCGGCGGCCACCAAGGCGTGGTCCGTCGCACAAGCTGCCCTTAATGTAATAATGAGCCTTAACCCTGTAGGCATAGTGGTGATGGCCATAGCTGCACTTGTCGCAATTGTCATTGCGGCATATAATAACTGCGAGGAGTTCCGCAACATCTGCGATAAGGTTTGGGCGGTAATCAAGCAGCTTGCGGCGGTCGTGTGGGATTTTTTGGTAAAGGCCTTTGAACGCGCGAGCGAGGTCATACGCAAGGCATGGGAGTGGATTAAAAACTTTTTTGGCATCGACGGAGCCGATGACGCCAAGGAGGTCACGGCGGCTATTGAGGAGCAAGCCGATGCGACACAGGAGCTCGCTGACGCTAACGAGGATGCTGCAAATACCGGCCTTGAGGTTGCCGAATCTGTCAACTGGCAGACGATGAGCTATAAAAGCCTCGGGGAGGCGATTGATAAGCAAAAAGCCAAGGTTGCAGAGCTTGCCGGCGTTAATGCCGACTCGGCGCGCAAGGAAGCGCAATTGCTCAAAGCGATGGAAGCCCGACATGCAAGCCTCGGTAAGCAATACGGCCTTGCGTCGTCGACGGGCAGCATCGACAAAAACGACAAGTCCAACTACAGGAGCGGCACCGAGGCTTACTACAAGGCTCTGGAGCGCGAGCTTGAGGACAAGTTGGTCAAGATTGACGCAACCCTTGACCCTCAATCCTATCGCACAATCGTAGGCCAACTCGCCGAAATCAGGTCATGGCTCGACGGCCTCGAGGGTTACCGCCATCGTGTCGAGGTGGAGTTAAAATTTCCGGACGCATTCGCGCTCAAGAGTGGCGACATTTTGCCCGGCAAAATAGACCTGACAAAAAATTTTAAGACACTAAGACCCACCGACATAATCCCAAAGGAGGTGTCGGAGCGCGTAAAAGGCTCGGCCTCGTCGCTCGCAAAGGAGGTGGGTGACGGCATCGCACCCGTAAGGCAAGGCTTGTCGTCGATGGCGGGGATGCTGCACAGCGTCGCCCGTATGACTAACGAGTCGACAAGTGCTTGGCTGCAATGGGGAGCGTCGGTCATCGATGCTTGCTCAAGGGCATTGCCGGCAATCATGGCCGTTACGGCGGCCAAGGCGGCGGAATCAGCCGCCGCGACAGCCATTGTCGGATGGATAGCCGCAGGGGCGGCTATCGCTGCGGTGATTGCCTCGTTTTCGCAGCTTCCGAAATTTGCGGAGGGCGGCATAGCCTACGGCCCGACGCTCGGCCTTTTCGGCGAGTACTCCGGCGCATCCAACAACCCCGAGGTGGTGGCACCGCTCAACAAGCTCAAGGAGCTTATGGCACCGCAGGGCGCAGCGGCCATGCCGGCTGAAATCCGCATAGTGGCACGTGGTCGCGACCTCGTCGGAGTGCTCAATTACAACAATAATCTAAGGAGGAGGACAACATAACATGTCGATGCATTTAAGATATAGCGGCACCTGTTACAGCCGTAACAATGTAAAATGGAGAGTGGACATCCTACAGGCAAACGATGTGCCCTTTGTCAATGTCGGCGAGCTTGACTTGTCGTCTGACGACGCATTGCTCATAGAGTGGCCGGTCATAGACAAGGAGGAGGTAATTGTTGGCTCCTCTGCAACTCTTAACATCATATCGCCCGGTGACCGCACTTACGAGGACCTGTATACAATTATACCGGGCAACATCCGCATGGATGTCTACTGTGAGGATGCTCTGTATTGGTCCGGGACTCTTGACCCGGAATTTTACTCCGAGCCCTACGAGCGACTCGACAATTACGTTGTCACCCTGACATTTTCCGATTTTGGCATCCTTGACCGCATCTCATACGACCTCTCCGGTGCACAACCGTTGTCGGCAATCGTGACACGTGCCATTGCCGGCACCGGCATCAAGACAACAGGCCTCGACTATGACACTCTCGCAAGTACCTATTTTGCCGAGGGCGGCAAAAAGGCAACACTCAACAACCTGTCCATCCGCTCGGACAACTTTACCGACGAGGAGGGCGAGGTTATGTCGATGCGCGATGTCGTAATTGGCATCCTGCAACCCCTCGGCTTGCGAATGATTCAGCGTGCCGGCAAGGTGTACATATATGACCTTAACGGCCTGTACAACAGTGGCCACGCTCAAAGCGTGGTGTGGATGGGAGATAGCTCGACGCTTGGTGTCGACAAGGTGGCAAACAACGTGCGCATCACCTTTTCGCCGTATGCGCAGAGCGACCTCCAGGCAACGACCGCAAACAACGGCAAAATCGTTTACGAGGGAGCATCATCGCCTCAGGCTACCAACCTCGGCACGGCCAACCCCAATGACCCCGATTACGGAGAGTTTTACACCTTTTTAAAAGATTACAACCTTAACACCTCGCAACCTGTTGCGCCGGGCATGTCGTCGCTGCTGCTGTCACGCTCGTTTAACATCTTTTGCAGCCCTCAAGGCTCGGGTATTACACACCGGGCCAATCCTTATTTTAAGATTGTCCCGGTCATCGGCAGTTCTGAGGCCTCCGAGGGCATCTACGGAGGCTTCCGCGTGGGGTGCTGCTCGCTTGAGTCAGGTGACACCCGGCTTGTCGGCATACAGCCGTCAAAGGTCGACCAAACGGCATTTAACCTCCCTTTAATGCGCACTCAAAAGGTGTTTATCCCCAAGATGGCAGCCGAGGAGGCTTCAAAATATCGCCTTAAAATCACCCTCAAAATGTTGATGGATGTGCGCTATAACCCCTTTGAGGAGGAGGGCGACTACAACGAGGGCGCCAACTGCGAGGAAATTAAGCATAACACGGCGTGGGCTTTTGTCCCGGCTAACATCACGCTCCGCAATGAGGAGCAAGGCAGCGTCGTGCGCTACTACGACAACACAACCATTACGGTGGGTGCCGGATGGGGTCATGTCGACCTCGATTACTCCGGATGGCAAAACGGCGAGCCTACCGGACATAACACTTGGTTGGCTTTTTATGACAATGAAAAACAGTGGGAGCAGCCGGCCATCGGCGAATGGCGCACCAATCGTCATAATTTCGGGCGCCCGGACACGGAATCGCGCAAGCCTCAGAGTGCGGAAGCATGGCCGAAGCCTTACGAGTGGGAGGTGGCCGCAAGCTTTAAAAACGCCAACGACGGCCAATACATACCATACCCGGCACAAGGTGGGTGGCTTGAGATTACCATATACCAGGGCGTAAATTGCTACGCATACGGGGAGGAGAGCATGTTTGCCGCCACCACAAAGTGGACGGAGCTTTCATTATATAATAAGATAAGGTGGCTGCTGTATCAGGCGCCGCAGGTGGAAATCGTAAAATCCAACCTCACGCTTGAGAGTGCAACTATGGAGGATGTTGAGTATACAGGATGGCTGCACCCCAATGCTAAGGACGAGATAGCAATTGACACCATATGCGGCACGGCCAACATTTCCATCCCCTCGGCGCGCGGAATTTATCTTGAGACCTCGTCCGGAGATCAGATAAGGAAGTTGGCACGCGGCGGCGTTGCCGACCACCCCGAAAGGTTGTTGATTGGCACCTTATACAGCCAATACGCATCACGCCGCACCATGCTGTCGGGCGTGATGGCGCTCGACACCTCGGGACTCGGCACATACATGGAGGCCAACCAACAGGGCAAAAAGCTTATGATAAAGGGAGAGGTGCAGGATTTAATGTCGGACACATCGGAGGTAGTTTTAGTCGAGTTGCATCCGGACGAATACCAAGCGCAATGAGCACGTATAACGGTAAAATAAAGGTAGTCAAGGCACGACCGCGCAGCAAGAGGTTGCGCGACATTGGCGGCACTGTGTCGACGGTGACCTCCTCGAGGGAGGTTGCCGCCGCACCTTCTGTCGACCTATCGCGCTATGTCTTAAAATCCACTTTCGACGACCTGTTCGAGAAAGTCAACCTCGGCACCGACGCAGCACCCAAGTGGGCCATCAAAGCCAAGTACAATTTTTATACCGTAGGTTGGCTATCCTTCCGAGGCGCCAACGACGGCAGCGGTGGCAGTGCCGTAGCAGGTGCCGCCAACCTCAGCGACCTCAAGGATGTAAGCCTCGGCTCGCTCGCCGCCGGGCAAGCCTTGGTGTGGAATGGTGCCAAATGGGTAAACTCAACCATCGCTACAAGCGGCCTCGACGAAGCATCCCTCTCCAACTACCTAAGCTCACACGGCTACGCAACACAATCGTGGGCTAACGGGGCTTTTGTCAACAAGAGCGGCGATACAATGACGGGTCATCTGACCATGCTTGCGAAAGATGTATACCTCAAAAACAGAGCCGATAATTCGCAATACGTTTGTTACGGGTTCAAAAATACAGCCAATGCAATCATCGCCCAAATAGGTTATCACAACACCGCCAAGCGCATAATCATCAATCCCGTCGGCTCTTCAGAGCCGTGGGTGGATGCCGTCGGCAAGTACAACTTAATCGTCGGCAACAACGAGCTGAAGTACAACACCTATACGCTTTGGCACTCAGGCAACGACGGGCACAACTCCGGCCTCGACGCGGACTTGTTGGATGGCGTGCATTGCTCCGACATGCTGCACTTCGTAGCATTGTACCCTCAAAACCTCGATGCCAACGGCATCGTTACAACGGGGTCATGCTACGTGCCGCGCGGTGACATGAATAATTCGTCGTGGAACGGCTACACGTTCACCAACTTCCCGACATCGAAGCCCCAGGGTGGATTTATGCTTATGAATCTCGCCGAAGGCAACTACCGCCGACAGCTATATGCTGCGTATAACAATCCCAATCTGTATGTGCGATACAATTATTTCAACGGAACTGCCGTAACTTGGAGTCCTTGGCACACGCTCGCCTTCACCGACTCCACAGTAGCCAACGCCAACTCGCTTGGCGGCAAGGCCGCGGCGCAGTATGTTACGACCGACACGGCACAGACGATAACGGGAGCGAAAACATTCACAAACTACACAAAAATCGAACAGGCGTTGATGTTCAAGGCAGGCTCGGATGGAATCTATTTCGCTCCCAGTACCGACGGCTCACTCCGCATCAACACCCACACCAACTATTCGTACACTGGATATATAGGCCGCATTTCACAGGATGGCTCTTTGGCAATGGGCTCTTTCATCAAATCAGGCGGCACTGCCTCGCAGTTCCTCATGGCCGACGGCTCGGTCGTTACAAAGAAAACGGCTACCGCCCCTTGTGATTTGGGCTGGGTTAATAACGATACTGGCAACTCGTTAGTGCCGACGATAGCCGTTCTCGCATATTGGGATGGTGCCTATTTAGGCGGCGGTTCCAATCTTAAGTACTGCAACCGTGGTCGCTTCGGCACTATGGCCACCGCATCAGCCTCCGACTACCTCGCACGCTCCGGCGGCAGCATGACAGGCCAACTGACAATCCATAACGGCACTTACAACAAGACATTGGTGTTGTCCTCAGCAGGTGCCGATGCCAAGAGCAAGGGGCCCGGCATTTTGTTTAATGGTTCGGAAACCGACCGCTCTCAAGGCATCGTTCTTCGCCACGAATGGTACGACACATTCACGCCGGGCTACGGCCTTGCAATCTCTCGCGACACATCGCTTGAAGCCGGCGACGCAAACATGTGGCTTTATAATACCGGACGCTACATCTCGAAAGTTCCGACAGGTACAAAGCCGATAGATGTTGTGTCGACGACGCTGTGCACCAATCTTAACGCTGACCTCTTAGATGGCTACCACGTGTCGCAGCTTGCAAGGCTCACGGCCGCTAACGCCAGTGTCGGCGCACACAACCTCCCCGTGTATGTCAACGGTGGTGTTGTCAACGCCGTGTCATCTGTTGGTGAGGCTTTCCTGTCGTGGGGAGGCCAATCTTTAAACGGAGGTTTCAGCCCCGTCGACGGCGCGATGGTTGGCGCACTCGGAGCCAATAGGTTTGCGTTTCTAAAACCTGCCGGCACCACATTTCAATATTCCACCAACAGCGGTAGCTCGTGGAGCAATTACAATCTTAGCGCCATCCAAAAGAGTGGCTTCTTCGACGCGGGCGTTCAGCAGGCATTGTATGCCAGCGGGTCGTCCAATGTCGTGGCAACTGCGAGTCATCAACTACGTGTCATCATTGCCACTTCAGCTGCACGCATATATACCGATATAAATAAATTCGTCATAAACTTCTCGACCAATGGGTGCCATGGCACAACTGTGACGATCGAGAAAGCCTTGGAGTCAACCCCCGACAGTTGGGTTACGGTGGCTTCAAATGTACCATTGTCCGGATGGAGTGGATGGAATGTTGTCAATGTCCCCGCCATTCGCACCTACGGCAATGCGTCCACTTCCCAATATGGACGCATCCGCTTCACTTTCAAATGCACGAGCGTCGGAAGCAGTAATTCGCCATTCGTAGTATTTTGCATCATGGCCTACGGCGGCTTTGGATGGACGACGGCTTCGTCGATGGCCGCCAACGGACATCTATATAGTTATGACGGCAATCAGAATGCCTACTTCCCGGCATGCGTCAGATTAAACAACGATGCTCACGATGTCGGCACGGTATGGAACAACGGGGTAGGACAGATCGGCATCGCACTGGTCAATAATTCCAATCAGACCCCCTTGTTGGTCGCACATCGACATGGCGCAGGATCTGATGTAACCGGTGCCAACCGACTTTTCGCTCTCGAGCTTCTCAATTCGGGTGCCGAGATGCACTTCGCGTTCGGCGGCTCGACAAAATTCAGCATGACCAACACGGGTGTGTTTTTCGCGGACGGTGGTCTGTGGACGAATGGTTTTCTTTCGTTCAAGGGCAAGAACACAAGTTCCGATGCCAGATTGAAAAGATACATTGGTGACATTCATGTGCCACTTGCAGTCATCGCAAAGGCACCCAACATTATATATGCGTGGCGCGATGACGGCTCGCTCGACATGGGGTCTATCGCACAGTATTGGCAAAAGCATTTACCGCTCTCCGTCCGCCTGTGTCAAAATGGCTACCTCGGAATGGACTACAGCAAGGTGGCACTCGCCTGTGTCATTTCAATGGCATCCGAGCTACTCGGTGTCAAGGACGATGTGTCTACGCTCAAACAAGAGGTGCGACAACTAAAGCGCGAGAATCAACAGCTTAAACAACAGCTAAACAAAATGGAAAGGAGGATTGCATAATGGGACATAGTAATGGAAAAATCTTCGGCCCTGTAAGTTTTGAAGCGGACATATTCCCGGTCTTGAACATCCCCGTCAACGGCGCAACATCCGCGCAGGATGCTTTCATTTCCGATAACATCAATCCCGCTTCTAAAATCAAGCCAATACGCGGCTACAGCTTCGAGGCACTCACTACCGCTCAATTCGCCGGAACCGCCGCCGACAACAATCAAGGCATTTTTTACGGACTAAAAGTCGGCGATGTTTTCGGCTACATTGCT